ACAATACCCAAACTGGCAGAAAGTTATCGCGCGTTGTCGCCTCGCGAACTGATATTTTTGTGGCAAGGACACCCAAAGACCACGGGTAAAAGTCCTGCGGTCGTAGAATACGACGACGTGATCAAGGCGGATTCGCTGAATCGCGTGTTTGGAAAATCCGACAGCGTGATATTGTTCTACCCGAATCTTCAGCGAGGGGGGACAGTTGCGGGACACTATGTTGCGTGTAACCGACACCCAGAAGCACGCGCCGTGTATTTCTACGACCCGTATGGACTGAAACCGGACAAACAGAAGGCATTCGCATCTGACAGACCTGGATTATATGATGAGAGAGAAAACACCCTGATTCGTCATTTGCTTGATAGTGGATACGATGTGGACTACAGCCACCATAAACATCAGTCCACAAAACCCGGGGTGGCAACCTGCGGACGGCACAGTTTAAACCGATGTCTGTATGATAACCTGACAAATGACCAATATGACCAACTGCTTCGCCACGCTGCGAAAACTCTGAAGAAAGGATTTGACGATACAGTCACCACGCTTTGGGTCTAACCGTGAAATCTTCCAAGTGGATAGTAGGTAAAATATGTCGGGGTATGAGTATCTGTATGTCAATGGTCAGGTGAACGGAAATCCCAGTTTCAATGCCCCGGCAACAATAGACATCAAACGTCTGTCGCCGATTCTCAAAAACACGAAAGATGTGGTCTGTAGTGTGGAGCGATTCTATTTTCACGGGGCCAGGCTTCCGCTGTTTGACACATCGGTGGCGCAGTGGAAAATCGGAATGCGAATGGGTGGGGGTGCAATATCACAGTACGTGGTGGATTGGTCAACGCTGACAGCATCTCACGAACTATACGAGGCCGGCACCGCGGACAGTGGCACGTATCTCTATTCATATGTGGATTTCGCGGCAGGAATCAATCTCGCATTTGAGAATCTGGCAGCATCTCTCGGTATCGCCGAGGCAAACCGCCCACAGTTTTCATATGACTATGAGAGTCGCCGATTCATCCTAACAACCTCGGATACGTTTCGCGCCTCGTATGAGGTCGTAGTCACTCAGCCGTTTCAGTTTGCCCTGAATACATTTGACATCGTAGCGGACTCTGAGGCTGGGTGGTTTCGGATGGACATTGTGGGTGAAGTCACAGAGCAAACCGAAGCCACGCTTGAGCTTCTGAGTCCCGTGATGCGGATCGCGCTGCGGACGCGAAGTCTACCGGTGGATTATGAACTGCTGCAGCCGCCGTCCGTCACGGGCGGAATCACGGACGAAATAGGCTCATTTCTGGTGGATTACAAATATACACAATCCAATAATCAATCCATTCAATCCATTTTGTATTCAGCGGGAGATGCGGACCACCGCTGGCACAATATGCTGACGGGGACAAATCTGAGGGAGTTCAGCGTCTCCTTTTACTGGGTTGATTATGGCAACGTGTTCCACGAAATGCTGCTGACCCAGTCTTCAATGGCGGAGATTAAGTTGTTGTTCCAGAGAAAAGGCGGTGTGCCACTATCCCCCGAATGAAACGAATGAAAAATAGTTTCTCGGTGTCTACTAGACACCCTCAAACTATGGACGTATCAAAGATGAAGTCGGTACTTTTAGCCCCCAAATCCATGGATTGGGTGACACCTGAGAATATGGCAATCGGAAGCCGAGTCGGCAACAACGCTGACACATACCGCGAGATCGCGCCCAACAGCGGCGGCACCGCCACAGTGGGCAATGTTGAGTGGAATACACGATTCCCCGATGGTCTAGTGGAATCCACACCGAAGCTCAGGTCTGAGATCACCTTTTTGGTGACGGGTCTGGCCGCTGGAAATATCGGTGCTCGCCTCGGTCAGATTCAGGACAAAATGGGGGTGGCATCGTTTCCCCTCAATCGGGCCATCCAGACGGCGACAGTTGACATCAACGGATTTCAGACCACGACGCAGATTGCGGCGACGATAGATGCTCGGACAGCCAATATGGACCCAATGGATTTGGCCCTCATCTCGCAAGCCAGCGAGACGGACGACTACGAGGATTTTGACGCGACGCTGCTGATTGACCCCCTCCGCTCCGGTGGAAACGCGATAGACAGTATTAAGACCCGGGGTTTTGGCGCACAGTATCTCGTGGATTTTGCGAATACTGCCACCGACACCGAAATCCTGGTCACAGTGACTCTGGAGGAAATGATTGCCGCGGACAGTTTTCAGTGGGACAAGCCCCGAAATGCCCAGCCTTTCAAGAACATCAATTCGTTCATTCTTACGCTAAATCTCCAGAATGTCGGCAATTCTGTCCTGAATATTAGCCAGACACTCGCAGGTGTCGCGGCTACGGTTCAATCCGCCAGGCATTCGCTTCTGGTCCGCACGTGGACCCCCAGCGTGGTTGAGAAGATTCCGCCGTCTCTCGTGTACAACTCCCCGCGCACCACGCAGATTGCCCGGCAGAGTTACGTGGTGCCAGTCGCGGGCGGCCAGATATCGCTCAACACAACGACAATCAACGGGATCCCCTCTATGTTTGCTCTCCTCGTCCGGCGACCTCGTACTCAATTTGGTGCTGTGCGATTCTGCCCGATTGAGCAGGTTTCCATTGATATGGACAACCGCCAGGCCATTTTCCAGCATATGAACCAGTACCAGCTGTACTCCCTCGCCAGCCGAAACGGCTACAACAAGCGGTTCGCGACATTCGCCGGGTCTCTCAATGTGCCATCGTCGTCCAACCACGGAGCAGGTTCGGTATTTTACTTCCGTCCATCCGATATGGGGCTTACCGAGGGGTCCGTGGCCAACTCCGACAAGACCCTCAATATCGGGGTATCGCTTACTGTGAATGGCAGCGCCGCGGCTGAGGACTGTACTGTAGAACTGTACGCAGTCTACGACAATTTTATCATAGACAACAATGGGTTTTTTTCAGATTTTGCTCCCCGAGTAAGTCCCGAGAAACTACTTTCTTCTCCAATACAATATGCTGTGGAGGATAACACAATGAACAGAGTTCTCGGCGGGTCATTCTGGACAGACCTCTGGAACACCGGTCGTCGCGGGTACCAGTGGGTGACGAGCCCAATGGGCAGAGCAACAACGCGCGCGGTGCGTAATCTTCCGTATATCAAGGATTACGTCGGTAATGATACCGGAATCGGGCAAGTAGCAACGCGATATGGTTTTGGCAAAGGCAAGAAGGTCTCCAAGACGGGTGGTGAACTCGTCAAACTCGGAGGGGCAAAGTTAACGGCTGGAGAACTGCAGATGTTGCTCGGGTAGACAATCAACGACTTGTATTTTCATTCACCACAGATTGTGGCCGAGTGAAAATCATGTAAATGTATTTTTTGTGTTTTGAGGGTATTTATGGTGATTTAAGGTGATTTTGAGCATCAGGTGGGACACGTTTGTGAGTATACCTATCGTACGGGACACAAACGTGTCCCATGCAAGACATGCGTTAACAACATGCTCACCACCCTTGAATGATTTTGATAGAGATATGATTTTCAAACGAACCATCTGGGTTATGGTAGAGCCATTCTAATATCCGTTCTTTTTTAACCAATGAGATGCCTGGGGTAATGTCATACCAGTTGCTCTCATCAGTTTCCGAATACGCTCTCCGCGCTGTTTCATTATTGGAGACTGCTTACGATGCATACCCTTACCAATTATTTCGTTTTTTAAATGGTCAGTTGTGGCTGGCGTACCATCAGCGTGCCTTACATATCTTACTGTATTTCCAGTTCTTGACCTTAGAAAATGTCCTCTTTGTAGTCTCACCACATCGTTCCGATACACTGCTTTTTCCCTGGCAGTTACCGTTTCGTCAGTCAAAAAAGCAAGGATTTCATCTATATAGTCCTGAAACAGTATTTCATCTCCTACTATTACATCTGCTGCTTCTTCTGCTGCTTCTTCTCCTGCTTCTTCTGCTACTTCTTCTGCTACTTCTTCTCCTGCTTCTTCTGCTGCTGCCATATCTGTCTAACTTAAGGACAAATATTTTTTGGTGACGTCGTGCGTCGTCAAAGGGCGTCCGGGGTTATATCGTGTTATGGGTTGGGGGTGAACACACGTGGGAGCCTGAGACGAGTCTGTTGGAGCAGGTTCCGAAACGTTTCGGTGGGTGATTTTGAGCATCAGGTGGTACACGTTTGTGAGTATACCTATCGTATGAGACACAAACGTGTACCATGCAAGACATGCGTAAATCACTTACCCACCGCCCTTGAATGATTTTGATAGAGATATGAGTTTCATATCGTTTCAAAATGTCCAAAAATGGAAATCTACGGGGTACTTTATCGGGGCTCGTATTTATATCTAAAAAAGGCATGTATCGGTTTATTCCCCAAAAAGAATAAATCAGACAAGAAAATAGATTTATTCCCCAAAAAGAATAAATCTGACAAGAAAATAGATTTATTCCCCAAAAAGAATAAATCTACGGGGTACTTTATCGGGGCTTGTATTTACCAGTAATCGTCCAGGGAATACATTGGCCCATATAGGAATGTAAGTTTGAAGAATCTTCCAGAGTTTGTAGTAGGTAATGTGTAGTAAAAACTGGGGTACTTTCTCGGTACTTATACGGTACTTATACGGTACTTCTACGGGACTTACTCGGTACTTATGAAAAGTGTGTAAGTTTCCAGTAGGTAATCTGT